ATTAACATTTCATTTTTATCATCTGTTAGTTGAATGGCGGAGTCTATAGGTTCCATCATTTCTCTCATGCGATCTTGTAGTGCCTTGCGGGTCATGCAATAAGTCCGATAAACCGATTTAATACAACACGATTACTTAGACGCGAATTGGTATACTTTGTAAATGCAGATACCAAACTGCGAGTTGTTGCATTTTCTTTTACAACCAATTCTTCTGTGTCATCTGTATTGAACGAATCGGCACGAAGCAAATAATACTCATCATATCCTGCAGAAGTTGCAACAACATAATTTTCTTTGCGAAACTTTGCATACAACGCATGATGGTCTGCAGCTTTACTAAACAACCTACTTACACAACTGCGAAACTGATATCGATTCAAAATGAAAAACCCAATGATATTACAATCAGTTCGTTGTTTCAACATTTTCAACAACCCCTTAGTCATATCACTAAAAACATGATTGACAATAACTTGTTGTTTCGTTAACGGATCCCTCACCACAACACGGGTCTTAGAATTTTGTTCCCACCGATATCCTAACTGTTTCGATTCAAAATGTCCTTCATGTACATCTGATCGCAAATACATATTCGCATTCGCATTTGATTCACCATCAGTAAGAAACACAGTATTGACAATCTGCAACTTATACTTGCATTTAAAGAGGGGCACCATCTGCGACGCGGCAATGATGGATTCGTTGAGCGGCGTTCCGCCTAGCGAAAAGAAATCTGGATCATCATTGTACCGATTGAACTTAGAAATACGAAACATCGCAGAACACATATAATGAAACTCGGCACTAGACATACGGAACGAAAACAAATTCAATAACTTAAATCCATAAAGTTCCAAATCCTCATGTTTTGCAGTTACTCTATACGAACTATCATAATTAGAAGTAAACGCATACACTTCAAACGGAATATTCACCTTGCGACAAAACATCGATAACGCAATCAACTGTTTCATTGTATTGTGAATATTGTCACCCATCGAACCAGACCAATCAATATACATCAAAAGACCATGAGACTTGCCACCAGGCATAACCGTAATCTTACGGAAAATGTCCTCACTAAACTTGTACGAATACAACTTGTTGACATTTAACTCACCAGTCTTTGCAATAGATGAACGCTTAGTCTGTTCTGCATTTTTACGCAATTCAAACTCTTTGGCCAAATATGCAACAACTTTACGATTTTCCGTATAAGTCTTATTCAACTCATGCAGATGCTCAGGGTCCATTAATGGATCTGAAGAATCGGTAATAGAAGTGTCATAATGCTTCTTAATGCGATTCTTCAATACCTTGTAATCAACAATCGCTTCATCAAGATCAATAGTCGGCAAATTCACATATTCATACCGATAATCATTTGCAAACAGTTTGCTCTCATTCTCACGGAAACTTTCATCCGTGTAAGAACGAACATCCTGTTCACCACCACTTTTTACTGAATTGGATCCATCTGTTCCTTCACCAAAATCATATTCTGAGTAACCACGTTCATAGTTCTCCTCTTCATACTCCTCTTCTTCTTCATCAACACCCCAATCATCAACATCAATTTCTTCATAGTCCTCATCATTGTAATCCTCATACTTTGAATCGGGTTCTTCAGGTTCGTCAACATGGTTTTCTTTCTGACGCTCTTCTTTTTCTTTTTTCAAATACTCAATCACTTTCTTTGTCATTTCAATAACATCATCAAAAGATTCCGTATTTTCAATGCCATTGATAAGTTGCCGTTCAAAAGAAGTAAACTTGTTTATCTGAACTTGACCAGATTTAAAATGAATATTGACACGATCAATAAAATTCATACGTTCAAGGTCAACACCTTTCGTGCCAAAAAAGTCTTTTTCAACCAATTCACGATAACCACGCAAAAATCCAGCACGAATACCAGGATATTTCGTCTTAATCTTACGTTCGATCCGCGCATCCTCAATCACATTTACAATAGACGAGACAAGATTCATCTCTTTTGCTTTTTTTAACCCGTCCAATGGCGTATACAATGCATGACCGACTTCATGCCCAACTAATAGATCATAAAGGTCACTCGAAATTTTCCGATCCAAAATAGGAATAGTCAAAATTCGATTCTGTACATCAAAAGATGCAGTCTGAACATTGCGTTGTTCAACAATTAGATTCTCAGTCGCCATTAGTTTGGCAAGAAGTGATTTTGATTGAATAAGTTCCATGTGATTTCCTCTCTCTAGTGTTATTAGTATACTATAGAGTGTGCGTCCTGTCAAGAGTGTGTACGGAAAACAACTAAATTTTCCTTAAAATTATCGTCCCATCTTCTTCTAAAGAAATTTTGAGCGTATCTCCTTCTTTCCAATTTAATTCCCGAATCATTTCTTCCGGAAATTCTAAAATAGCATCTCCGGATCCGTCTTCTGCTTCTTTTATTTCAGATGTGTACATGTTTATTATAATAATCCCTTAAATATTGAATTCTTTTTTCCTGAGTACTAGAATCCTGTTGACTTTCCTTCAAATTTTCATAATTTTTTAAGTCATTTTCAAATCCGGACATTACTGCCCATTTTCTTGTGACTTGATCCAACTCTTTCCATGCATCATCCATTTGTTTTCCTTTATTTTTTTACTACCGACGCATTTGAGACATTTCTTTTGCTTCATCCGAAGAAAAAACAGGCACCGCATTTGATTTATGCAGCGTTCCAATACCTAACATCTTGTCGCCGGTATAAACTTTTGCTGATTTTTTTGCCATAACGACAGGACCTGTACTATTTACACTCGGAATATGTTTAGTGTCTCTTCCGGGAGGAATAGAAAGGTCATATTTGAACTCGCTTTTCGAAACAATCACTTTTTTAGGTTCATGTTTCTTCAACCATTGCTCATATTCTTGTTGCAGGATTTTATATCCTGGTTTGTTCTTCACTTTACGTTTGGAATTTCTCACATGAATTATCATAATATAGTCTTTAAGTTAATTAAGGTAGATTTCTATAGCTTTGATTGTAATTGTAATCAGAACCATCATCATCATTATATTTCATTCGCCGTTTTTTCTGGATTTCTCGCTTTTTATCTTTTTTATTGTTGAAGACAAATTCGAAATCATCTTCATGTTCATAATTTTTGTTTTTGCGAAATTTGGTAACAACCTTGCTCACTTAAATACTCCTATACTAGATTAAAAAATCATGTCAAAATACTGGGAATATAATCCCTCACAAATTTAGGCGTTAAACCCCTAACTCCTAAATCTTTATTAAAAATGCCCATAATAACCTCAGTTTCCCGCGGTTCGAGCGACTCCAATAGTTGATTTAACAACTCATTTCGTTTTTGAATATTTAATTTCTCTGCAATAGGGTGTCCTTTTTGGAACAAATACAACCTACGCAATTCTGTTGACAATCTCGCATGGGAGACGCCAGGTAATGTGTCCGGTACTTTATAGTTGTCCGGCATTTCTGTAACTAACCATTGATAACCAGGATGAAATGCAAGTTTCAATACCTCAAGCAATGTTTCTGAATGATTTTTACGAAGTACTTCAATTCTTTTTTTATCTGTGTTCGCCAACTCAAATTCATCGAAAATTTCATATATGTTTTTCATAAAATAACCTTATTGTCTGTATTATTTATATTCTAACACATTTTTCCCAGGTGGTCAAGCATACTTTCCATCATTTTGTTGGATTTTGTTGTTTTTTTGCAAATTACACCAAACCAGTTCAACGGTATCAATTCCGACGCGTATTCCAGCCAATCAGTTAATATTGCATCAAATGTATCTAAATGAATAATTTTTTCATCATCTTTTTTAAATAATAAAATCTGATAACAATCACCCATTTTTCCAGTATCTAACTTTTCAGCAGGTTCATCATAGATTGCTGTAGTTATTTCTACCGAGTCTTCTTTTTTGCCAGGTAAAAATATTAAAACATCAAAATCTTTAGTTTCATTTTTCAGCGTTCTGAGAATTTCTAACATTATATTCCTTAATATGTGTTTTTCTAATTCTTATCATAATCCAGCTATTATAATAATCATCTTTTTCTAAAACTAAATTAACAAACTGTTCTTTAGCTTCAAGATAACTACATTCACCTTTAGATTTACATAAATGCAATATTTCACGTTTGAACTTATCCTCACCTAAAGATTTTACATCTTTTTGCAATTCTTCATTTGAACCATAATATGTTTGCCAATCACTTGAAACTTTTATTCTTTTCTTTTTACCTTTGACTTGTTTAGTCTTGGAAAAATAGAATAATTTTTTACCAATATATTTTCTATTGGTTTCTAAGTTAGTGATTTCGTAAACAAACCCATAATTATCTTCAATTTTTGTTTCATCAAATAATTCATCATTAAATGACCAATTTACCAATCTTCTTCTTCTGAATCATCGTCATCTTCGTCCAATTCACTTTCTTCAGTCAATTCATCAATGACTTCACCACAAAATGGACAATGTTCTGGATATTCTTGTGAAACTAATTCTTCAGAATATTCTACGGAATATGTGGACTCGCAATTTCCACATTCTGCTGTTACAACTTTGATTGTCATATTAATTCCTTTTAATGGGCCCAAACATCAGACCAATCTCCTCCTAATGCGCCTTTTGCATAATCTGTGGCACGATTTTCGAAGAAGTTTGTATGTGTTGGTGCGTTAATCATTTCTTCTACCCATGGTAATGGGTTTTTCTTTATTTTGAAAATGCCTTTTAATCCTAATGAAATTAAACGACGATCTGTAATATATCGAATATAAGTTTTAACATCCTCGCTAGTCAAGTTTTCCATCTTATTCATATTAAAAGCCAAATCAATAAATTTATCTTCCAACTCGACCATCTTTTCAGCAATTGTATATATTCTAGATTTTAATGAATCATTCCAAATCTCTTTATTTTCTTCAATATAAGTTCTGAATAGTTTGATCATATTTTCGGCGTGCATGGTCTCATCCACAATCGACCAGGTAATGATCTGACCCATGCCACGCATCTTTCCATGTCTGGGGAAATTAAGTAACATAATGAACGAACTAAACAATTGCATACCTTCGGTGAAAGCAGAGAACACAGCAATGTGTGTGGCAGTATTATCTTTACTTGTGTTCTTCGATGAAATATCTAAGATATAATCGTGTTTGTCTTTCATCGCTTG